GTGAAGGTTCGCAGTCTTCCGGCGCTGTCCTCAAACGTCCCCGTCCGGGCTATCTCGATCCATTTTTCCTTGCCCATACAAAAAGCCCCTGTTTTCCGTCACGATGACAGAAAAACAGGGGCCTTGCCCGGAAAGGGCGCGTTCTATGCGAACAATTTTCAGGCGATTTTGCGGAAGTAATCCCAGCGCGGCATCGCCACGGCTATGCGCCGGACTTCATCATACGCCGCCAGTTGTTCCCGCCATTCCTGCGGGATGGAGTCCAGACCGTAGGCCAGCCCGGCCAGCGCGCCCGTTACCGCTCCCGTGGTGTCGGTATCGTCGCCCAGGTTGACCGCTTTCAGCACCGCGTCTTTATAATTGTCCGTGGTCATGAAACACCAGAATGCGGCTTCCAACGTGTCGACGACAAAGCCGCTGCTCCGTATTTCCTCTTCCGGCAGCGTGCTTATGTCATTCTCAAGTATTCTGACGAACTTTCCCAGCGTCGCCTTGCTGATGAACGGCACGCCGCGCGCGAAGTCTTCCCGCAATTCCGCATAGGCGGCCTTCTTTTTCCGGCCCATGCGCAGCTTGTTCAGCATTTCAACGTAGATATAGCAGGCCGCCACGGACCATTCGTGGGCGTGGGTAAGGGAGGAAACATCCCGGACAATGCGGAAACGCTCTTCCGCTTCCCGTATCCCGAACATATAGAATGTCAGTGGCGCTATCCGCATGAGGGAACCGTTGCCGTTGTCCCGTTCGCCCGTGCCTCCGGCTTTTTCGGGGGTCACGCCTTTTTTCAGGCGTTTGATGGCTTCCGCAGTCGCGTTGCCCACGTCAAACACCTTGCCGTGTGGCGTGTAGGCGGCCTTGTCGTACCAGTTGATGAATCCCCAGGCGATATCGGACAATTCGTAGGATTCCGGCAGAAGGTTATCCGCCAGGGCCAGCGTCAGGGATGTATCGTCAGACCATGTTCCTGCGGGCTGGTTATGCGTGCCGTAGCCCTGCATATCCGTCACATAGAATGTTCCGCGCTTTTTGAACTCCACCGGCACGCCCAGCGCGTCACCCACGGCCACGCCCATAATCAGCGCCAGCGGCCTGTCGTCCGCCTTTTCGTAAAACTCGCACTCCGCGCCGTCAAAATATACCTCATTCGGCTTACTTTCTGGGTATTCGTAAATTTCACAGTTCCCGCAATCAGCATTGTCCTGTTGATGCCCATTAATGACCGCAGACCGAAACATACACGTTTTACACGCTACGGCATTAGGGCCTATCGAGGCAAACATTTCACTTTCCCATCTTGGTCTTTTTCCGCTCATATCGTTCCGCCTCAAATCTGCTCTATCACAGCGATTTCAAAGGATACTTTGTATCCCGATTTTTCAACCTTCATTATTCTAAACTTTGTTCCGCGCTGGATAATCGTTTCGTCCTCATAGCCGAACGATGTCTGCGTTTTCTTGCCGTCCCATTTGCGTTTGCCCCCCGCACCGTAATGGCTGAACGGTTCGGCATACATCATCTTGGTGCCCTTGGGGCAGTAGATGCGGAAAATATAGCCGCTGAATCCCTGTCCCTTGGCGCTTCCGCAGGAAGCAAAGGCGGGTTCGACTATTTCCTCTCCTTCAAGTTTTTTCAATTTACTGACTGACCATTGATGAAGCGCCTCTACCGGAATACCAAGAAAACTTGCCGCGCCTTCCGCCGTTTCAATGCCGCGTTGCAGCCATATATCCTTGTCATACGTTGAACGATTGATGACGTTGGTCATGTGCTGAATGGCTGCGCCCCGGCCTTCGTTGTTCAGGTCAACCTTGCCCACGCCTTTGAAATTGCCCCAGTAACCGTCATGTCCCCGGAGCGGGCGGTTGAAGCCGCCGGACCCCTGCGTGTAGGCGTACAGCGCGTCCTTTTCCGCCTTGGATGCCTTGCGCCAGACTTCGCCGCATTTTTCCCGCAGCACGTCGTCCGCCTCCTGCGGCGTTTGCGCCCACAGCGCGGCATCCTTGCGCGCCTCGGAATAGGGGTTAGGGTCTTCCTTACCACCATTTTTAAGTTTGGACAAGGATTCCTGAACATTTTTCTGCTTCTTTTGCAGTTCGTGAAGCTGCTGCCCCTGTGTGTCGAACTCTTCCAGGTCTTGCAGCAGTCCCTTGAACTTCGCCGTTTCTTCCGGCGTCAGGCTTCCGAAAAGCAGCTTGCTTTCAAAATATTCTTTCTTGGCCTGAATGCTTCCGGCTTTCGCCGCCCAGTCCGCCGTGGTGACATCCGCCTGCCATATTCCGCTGTATGTCTTGACCGGAAATTCCCCGATCTGCTGTTCCAGCTTCTTCTTTTGGGCGTTCAGTTTCTTTTTGGCGGCCTGTGTCTTTTTCTTGTCCAGAAGCTCCTGAAGTTCGGCTTTCTTGGCTTCCAGTTCGGCTACGGACTGCTTGTCTCCGGCGGCCTTGATAAGCGTATCCATGGAGGCAATGTCCGCTTCCAGCTTCTTTTGTGTCAGCGGCTCTTTCTTGGGAGGCGGCGGTGCCGTGTCCATGCCGTGCTTTTTCAGGTCTAGCCCGGCCTGAACCCAGTCCTTGCCCGGATTGTTCCTGAAGCCTTTGTCAGCGCCGGGAAAATGCACGAAGTATTCATACCCCGTCTTGGGGTCCGTCCACATGTCCGCCTTGGGCATTTCCGTTTCCACGGTCAGCCCCTGTTTTTCCACCTGCCGGGCGGAAAGCGTGCGTACCCCGCAACGGCAGCGAAAACCGTTGGGCGGATAGTTTGTTGCCCAGAACTCATGGTCAGCCGGGTAAACCTTCTCGTGCAGGATGGCGTGCGAAGGCCGCACCCGCTTGTCCATGACCGCGATATACTGCCAGTAAGGGCGCGACGCCTTCACGGCCTGCATTTTTTTATAACGCCCGGCGCTGTAGGCCGTCTGCATGTTGGTACGGAAAATGTTCTCCACCCGGTAGTCATGCCAGCCCTGCGTCTGTATGG